CAAGATAATGATTTTCCAACTCCCTCATTTGTTCCACCATTTGTAATAAAATCAAAATCTGAATCATATATACCAAATTTTATATTTCTATCTGAAGTTTCAAAACCATCTGGGTGAGCATAAATCTTAATAGAATATCCTTTTCCTGCATCCCCAGAAGTAAATTTACAACAAATCATAGACGCTCCATATTCATCCCAATACTCATTAGAAGATCCTTCTGTTTCATAACCAAAAGTATCATTACTCTTAATCGGATAAACTGCTTTGTCTAAAAAGTCTTGCGGTATCTCTACTTCATAAATCCCATTTTCTATTTTCAATTTGCCCCAAGTTTCTTTTCCTTCTGCGTCTATTAGTTTTGGGCGAAACATATGTCCTACTTTTCCTACTTTGTATTGCTTTTCTGCTCCTTTAATATCAAAGCTCCCTTTTGTTGAATGATAAACAGCATAACTGCCGACTACATTTTCAGGTCTAAAATTACCCTTATCATCTTCATATCCCATTACGCCATTTCTTTCTACAAGTGTTGAGTTTGGTAATGCTGGCTGGTAATAGAAATCCAAACCCTCACTTTCTATATCAAACTGAATAACATTTGAAGCAGGTTTTTTATCTAAATACCAGACATACTTATAACTCTCTCCTTCTTCATACATCTCAAAATCCATTTCGGGAGCGCCATATTTTATCTTGTTTCCTTCAAAAGAAAGAGTCTTATTACTTTTATTTGAATAATCTAATCTTGGCTTTATCTTGAAACTAACCTCTTCCCAACGGGATATTTCAATATCTGGCTTAAACTCTTGTGCTTTTTCATCTCCTAACATTACCTTCACGTCATTTATGCTCTCTACTTTTCTCTCTAAAGCACTTTCTTTTAAATTATATTCTCCATTAACTTCATTAGAAGTATTATATTTTTCAGCTAATTTCGTTTTAGAAACTTCATCACCTCCTCCCAGTCCAACTGTTAAAGCAACGCTTGTTCCTATAATGAAAACAACCAAACCCCTCCACCACTTCTTTAGAAAATTCTTAAAGTCTATTTGTTTAATTTTCTTAATCATTAATCTCATATTTTACATTTACATTAACTGTGCTTGTAGAATTAACTCCACTAACCGAATCAATATCTAAGTTGATCCAAGCATCGGCCGCTATTCCAGAGTTATTAAAAGAACTGGTAGTAGCTATTGTGCCACAGGCAAGAGCAGAAGTCATAATATCTGTTCCTCCGGTATTGGGAGTAGAAGCTCCTCTTTCATCTAATTGAACTGTTGTTGTTCCTGTATCGGTTGTGCATCTTATTTCTGTAATAGTAATAGCGCTTGGTAATGCGTGCTTAATTGTTCCATTATAAGTCGTAGTTGCCTCACTTACCATTGTAAACGTATGAGTATAAAGCTCTGCATCGGCATCCATTTCATCATTTGTAGTATCCCAAGTTAAACTCCTACCAGCATTTATTGTATTAATGTGAGCTGCATCAATACTATCATTTGGTAAAGAAATTGTAATATCATCTGGCACTTGAGCGTCTGTCACGCTTCCAGAAAAATCACTCAAAGCTGTGCCAGTAGTAGCATTGTTAATATCATCTGTAAAATCAGCAAGAGTAACCTCTGAATAATTCATTGCATCATCTCCCACAGCATTGGTAGCGATTATAGAAGAAGTAACAGAATCAGCATCAAGCCAACAGTTAGTTCCATTACAAGTAAAGCTACCAAAATCTTCTGACGCTAATTCTGAAGCATTGATATCTGCTCCGAAATCATTGTCTAAATTAAGTGTATCGCCACTCAAAGTAATTCCTATTCCTCCTGCTAAGTTGGTATGATCTGAAATATCTATACTTGAAGTTCCCCAGCTACCTCCTGTTATATAAACAAAACCAGTCCAACCTGAACTGTCGGCTTCAGTTCCCCCAGCCGCTGTATCAATAAAATTATCTTCATCTGAATCATAAGTTGACTTAAGCATATCTCCTCCCCCAGACGGATCTGAATTACATACTATTCCTGTTCCGTCAACATAAATACAGTATTTATTATTTGTTAGTGTTCCTTCATTCAAAGAAAAAGTAGTACCGGTTAAATCTAAAAGTGTTCCGGTGGCTGAATAGGTAGTATCATTGTCGGCAAGATATTCGGCTGAACTTGCTATATAAGTATCGTTTATTGCCGTTCCTTCCCAAACTCCAGTTCCAATCGTTCCTATTGATGTTAGAGAAGATAATGTTGTGACGCCAGTAGTAGCATTGTCTGTTATTGTAATATCATCTGGTACTTGGGCATCAGTTACTGAACCAGAAAAATCACTCAAAGCTGTGCCAGTAGTAGCATTGTTAATATCATCTGTGAAATCGGCAAGAGTTACGCTGGTGTAGTCAATTGCGTCATCTCCTACTGCTCCCGTTGCTATAATGCTTGAAGTTACAGAATCGTCATCTAACCAGCAGTTAGAACCATCGCAGGTAAATGATCCAAAATCAGCCGAAGCTAACTCTGAAGCGTCAATTGCTGCTCCAAAAGGACTTTCTGTCAGGAAGCTTGAAGTTGAATTGTCATACTGGGATAGATCATCGTTAACTATAAAGTCCAATGTTCCGTCCCCGTCTTGATAGGTTACAGTAATTAAAGTTTCTGTATTGGAATCTACCATTGCTCCAGCATAATCTTCCACTTCTTCCTGAGTTAACTGAGTATCGCTGTCATCTGAATTACATACTATTCCCGTGCCATCTACATATATACAATACTTATTATTAGTAAGAGTGCCTTCGTTAATAGAAAACACTTCACTTGTTAAGTCAAGTAAAGTTCCTGTTGCTGAATAGGTGGTATCTTCATCAGCTAAGTATTCTGTTGAAGAAGCAATCTTATCGTCAGGAATAGCATTACCTCCCCAGTCCAAGCCAGTTGGGTCCCAGCCAAGAGTATCCCCTGTTAAGGTAATACCTGACGAAGTAGCAAGATTAGTATCATCTGATATATCTATCTGTCCCAGCGTTATCTGCTGTCCAGCAAGAGATAGATAATCATAACTTGTTGTATTTAATGTAATAGCACTATGTAATTGTCCTGTTGTTGCATAATCTCCATCGTTAGTAAAATCTGCAAGGGTTACATTGGTATAGTCAATTTCATTATCAGCTACTGAATCAGTAGCAAGACCTATTGAAATTGAGGTTGTTCCACTTCCTGAAGCATCCCCTGATATTGTAATACTCTGGTTTTCCGTTAAATATCCTCCTAAACTATGATCTCCCCAGCTGTACGCTATGTCCCAGTTAGTAGTAGAAGCATCGGCCCAAGCTACATAATCTCCTGAACTGGCGTTCCATATTGGATCTGTTTCAACCGTTAAAAAGCTTGATGTTGAATTATCATACTGACTTAAGTCGTCATTAACATTAAAAGTTGTCCCTACTAAATCAAGTAAAGTCCCAGCACTATAAGTAGTATTTTCTAAAAACTCTGTTGAGGAAGCTATCTGATCATTAGTTAAAGCATTGGCAAGCTCCAAATCATTTAAATATAAAATATCATTAGTGTAATCAAACCAGAAAGCACTCGTAGTAGTAGAGGTATCTCCCATTACAACGTCTCCTGAATTATAGTAAATTCCATAAGTAGAAGTTGACCATTGTCCTGCAGCAGCAGCTCCTGTTTCATCAGTTCCCCAAGAAGGCAATCCCCCTGAAACCTTTAAAACCTCGTCAGCGCTTCCTATTCCAAGATTTACCCAGTCACTCCCGTCAAAATACAGAACATCTCCCGTTGAAGTGGAAGTCAAACTAACATCGTCTAAGGAAGCAAAATCACTTACTCCCGCAGTAGTAGTTGACCAAGTTCCACCGGTTACATAGAGATATCCAGTCCAATCAGAAGTATCTTGTCCGGTACATCCCTGATAAGGATAACAGACGGTTGCCCCTAACTCTGGCTGTCCAATTCCCCAGAAGCTATTCCAAGCATCTTGCAGCAATCCTGCCTCTGCAAAAAAGGGAATCATTAAAAGTATTAATATTGTTATTATTTTTTTATACATATCTATAAGTTGCTCTAACCTTTGCACCACTCGGAGGAGCAGTATCAAAAGTTATAGTTTTACCGCTTATTGAATAATCATCATCTTTAAACTGCACTCCACCTCCTACGTGTATTATTAATTCTGTGCTTTCGTGAGGAGTATGATTTAAGGTAAATTCCTTGTTAGCTCCGTCTCCCGTGCCAAGTAGCTCATTCCAGGCCATAGCATATCCTCCACGATGTAATGTTCTCCCGCCCATACGATTCTGTTTTATTACATTAATTTCCCTCAATAAGCTTTCAATTTGCTCTCTAAGCTCTTTAAATGGCTCTCTGAGAGACTTTTCAACCTTTTGTGTTATATTCATTATATCACTATTAGTAAAGTAATCCACGCCCTTCTGGGGAATTTTACCGTCCTTTCCGTCTTCACCGGAAACTCCCTGCTTTCCCCTTGGACCAACCTCACCCTTTGCACCCATCTCTCCTCTTTCTCCCCTCTCTCCTTTTTCACCTCTTTCGCCTTTATCTCCCTTGTCACCCTTCTCACCCTTTTCTCCTTTATCACCCTTGTCTCCTTTAATCTTTTTTATATTATCCAATATCTTTTGAATAGGAAGATTCTGAATTTGTCCCTCTTGTGCCTTAATTTCATCTTTAATTTCTGATTTAATAATTCTCATTTCTATTTCCATTCTCTCTTTTATATCTTTTTCTATCTGTTCTGTAATTTCTAAAAGAGCAAGATTTGGATTACTCTTGATTTTTAAAAGTTTCTTTAGTTTGTTTTTTGTTTCTGTTGGTAACATGTTTATTTAATTAAAATGCTGGCTTCGGGGATCTGCTTGATGAAGGAGGAGGAAGGATGTCTAATTGAGGAGATTTTTTACTTCCTCTTTTTAAAGACCATTCACTCCAAATCAATCTTCTCCAGTCAGATGTCTTTCCTGTTAATATGTCAGCAGCTCCTGTTACTGTTCTCACTGGCTGGTTAGTAGGAACTCCCACAACGTTCAATCCAACTTCTCCTAAGTTTAACAATCCTTCTAATATCTCACCCTGAAGTAAATCTCTTGTTGCTTGAGTTATCTTTTTAGGAATTGTATTTATTGGAGAAAATTCATAATCAAATCCAGTTCTCGCTGCTTCTATTATTGTTCCAACCAATAACATATACCTAAACGGCCCAAGAAGAGTTGCTGTAATGTAATCTTCAGGATCTCCACTTCCACCCGAAGATATAAACTCAAAGAGAATTCCGGGAACAATCCACGAATACAACAATGCTCTTGATAATTGACCTTTTGTTATTCTACCTTGTTTATACGCCCTAATGTTACCATAAATTATATTATAATACTTGTTCGGCTGATTCATAAACATAGTCATTAACTTTTCAAATGCTCCACCTCTCTGTAATCCTGCCAGATCTTTAATATCACCGGTAGGCTGTGTTCTTCTGACAACTCCAAGAGTCTTGTTAATAGCTTCTTTTTCTGAAAATCCTTGTCTCCTAAACTCTATATAGGCAGCAGTTGCTCCGGAACGGACAGTAAGTTTATCTGCTATTCTTATTAACTTTAATGTTTTCTCGGATAAAGAGCTTCTTCTCCTAAGTGTATCTATATCTTTCCTTGCTTTGGTAATAGCACCTATATCTCTCGTCATTATCTCTGATCTCTTCTTAATTTGAGGAACACCATCCCAGAAAGCATCCCACTTTTTCTTGTTGCTCCAGTAATTTGCAATTCCCTTGGTAAGAGGTACTTCTCCTAATTCTGTTAAAAACCCAGAGATTGATATTGTCTGCTTAATAGAAGTAACAAGATTTACTCCCAACAATGCCTTGGTAAAGTTTCTTCTTATTTTTAATAATGCTTTTCCCACACTGGAAGCGTCATATCTTCCATCATTAGCAACATCTTTTAGCCATGTCTCTAAAACCTCGTAGTATTCTAATCCAAACTCCTGAGTTATTGCTTCTTTCATTCCTGACAAAACCGCATTCATCTCTTTAATTGCCAACTCAAATCCTCTATAATGTTCAGCAGTTATTATATGATTAACCAATGTATCTATTGTCCCTAATTTTACCGGCGCTTTAGATCCTGTTCTTTTCTTTGTTGGCCCCTTTGGAACAGAAGCTTTAGCATACTCAATACTATTCTTTAAAAGATTAACTTCTTCATTTTTGGTATATTTTAAATCTTTTCCCATCGGAGAATATCCTTTATTCTTTGGTAGATCCATATAATTTTCTACCCTAAAAACCTCATTTATCCTATTATAACTATAATCCCCATAATAGTTTAAAATATTATCTCCAAACTTTATCTCTTCATCTGTCAGAGAATCAATAATTTTCTGTATTTTATTAGCTGATATATTATTGCCCTGTATCATACTCTCCAATATTGCTTTGTCATGGCTTTTAATATAGACATCAATCATCTGATTCCTTGTTAAAACAATCTTATCTCCAAAATCAACTTTCTTTTCTAAGTTCTTTTCAACACCCTCGGTTAAGAATCTTCCAACCTGGTCAAAAGATTCTGTAATACCAGTCAGCTCTACATCTCTGGCCCAATTAACAATCCCCTGAAAATACTTATGAGTTTGACCTTCAAAGCGTTTTCCTTTAGCTTTTTCATCTAAAATATCAAAGAGAGTATCAGAAGTTAACTGACCAAGACTAAACTTCTTAACAGTCCCATATATCTTCTGGAGCTTAGTTTCGTTTCCTGAAATAATAGGTTCTTTTTTTATTTCCCTTCCTTGAGTAATATCGCTTGATAACCTATCTATTATTTCCTTATGCTCTCGTTTCTTCTTTTCTCTCATTAATCTCTTGAAAGTCTTTCCTTGTGTTTTTAAAGACCTAATATCCGTTAATTGTCCTGCTAATTCTTCATTACTCAAAAGACTTAAGTGAGTTCTATTTAACTCTTCTAATTGTTCTAAAATGCTATCAGGAAGATAACTGTTAGGATTTTGTTCATACCACTCCTGAGTAATCTGTAATTTTTTAAGCTTAAATGATTCTGTATTTTTAAATGAAAGCTGATCTTTAAACTGCTTTAATTTCTTAGTAACATTTGGACTATACTTTGAAACTCTTCTGTCTCCCACCTTTACTGTGAGTGGTTCTTTTAGTTCCTCTTTAATTTCTCCCAGCAACTCTCTCTTCTCTGCTTCTACGATCCTTTCCTCTATCACAGGCAGTTTCTTTTTAAGCTGGCTTTCTGTTTGAATATTTTTAATAGTTCTAAGAAACTTTCCTTTTTCTCTTAAAGATATACCGGGACTATCTATTGCCTCTACTAATGTATTCTGAACTTTCTTGATTGCTACTTTTGTGCTAACCCTTCCTTCTCTTGCACCACGAGCTATATTTCTTATTTTTTCCTTTAAGAGTGTAGTTTCTCTTCTCTTGATAAATGGAGCAAGCTCTCCTCTCACACTTTTACTAATTACTTGTTGCAAAGAAGCATCTCCTTTAACGGTAGCTTTTTTAATAAGTTCTTTTACATAAGCCCTAAACTCCTTTTCTGTTTTTTCTTTTCTTCTTTCTGGCATTTTTTCCACCCCTGCCCTATCTTTAACTTCGTTATATACTACGTCATACAACTCTTTAACTTTTCCCTTATTAGGAACAGTTCCTTTTTCCATGTGATTCATTACTCTTTTTACAAGAGATGTTTTTCTTAAATCAGAAGGAATCCATTTTGGAAAAGTAGATGGTAACCCTAAAAAGGTTGCTTGTTGTTGTTGAGTAGCTTCGCTAATTTTTATCCTCCTACCTGCTTCTGCCGCATCTAACTCCATCCAAACCTGCGCCTCTGCCTCCTCTACACGTTCAATATCTTTTAGCTTTTCAATCTTAACTTCTTCCTTTCCTTTCTCCCAAATACTATCGGCAATTTCCCTGGCCTTTCTTACGTTTTCCTTATAATCTTCAGTCTCATTATTTTTCCACTCTTTATTTTTATAATAAGTATCGTGAATTTCATTCATTATCTTTAAGGATTCAGGAGTATGTATTTGTATTTCAGCTATTATTCCATTCGGAAGTTTAATATTAAGATTAATTCCTCTATATCCAAATTCTGTTGGCTTAGTAAAATAATCCCTAAATCCAACCACATCAAGATTCTTAATCTTTGAAAGAACATTATTTACTACTTCAATATTTTGAGCTAATATTCTACCCCCTAAAACATCTTTGATAACAAAAGGACTTCTTTCCCTTGATAATTCTTTTGTAATCTTGTTTTGTAGGCTACCAACCTCTTTAATCCTTGATCCAATAAATTCTGCTCCTGACACATCTTTTATAGTTTCTTTAACCAAACTATCATATCTTGACTTTTCCACTTTACTTATTTTATTAAATATGTTAGCGTAAGATCGTATGAAAGAAACATCATTTTTCAATTTTGAAGATGGAGTATTTAAAAGAATTGTAACATCGGATGAAATTCGCTTATTTGAATTTGATAAATCCAGCAATGCTTGGCGTGAGGCATCTATTAAACTCTTAGCAGACATTTCAATGTATGGCCAAGAGATTGAAGATCCTGGTCTTCCTGAAACTTCTAAGCCCTGAGGTTTTTCTTGAATAACTTTCATTTCACCTGCTTTAAAAGTAGGTTTTTTAGTTACTGGTTCAAGTTCTTTGGGGACTTCTGGTTTAGCTTCTTCTTTCTTAGCTGTAAAGATATCCTGAACTCCTTTAACATATACCTCATAAGTTGATCTTGCCCCTGTTTCTTTAGATGAAATATGTTTTATTAATTTAAAATTATCTCCAAACTTATTTAATCCCTCCTCTACTGCTACATCCTTATCTTCAAAAATAGACCATAGTCCATAGCCGTCTCTTGCCATTCTTTCTCTTAAATTAGTATCTTCCTTAAATCCAGTAGTAACTTTTTCAACTGGCTTGATCTTGGGAACATCAAAGTCAGCTCTCTCTACCATATTATTCATTCTCCAATCACTAATCTTTGCTATTGTATTAGCAGATATTCCAGATAATCCTCCAAAAGCAGATATTCCAAGAGTTTCTGTTAAAAGTCTATCAACTCCTTCTGGCGTTGTTGGATTATAATAAGGACGCTTTTCTATTGGGGCCTGAAACAATTCCGCAAGTTCTTCTTCAAAGATCTCTCCAATAATACCATTCCATCCAAACCTTCTTGCTATTCCAGCAACTCTTTCTGGTGCTTGAGTTACTCCATATCTCGCTAAAAATCTTCCAAGTGTAGCTTTCTGTAAAAAAGACATAGGTTTCTCTACAACTAATCCTGCGTACTCACTAATATATTCAACAGCCTGAGTTCCCATTGCTTGAATAAGAGCTTCTTCAAAAGATACTTCTTTTTCTAATTCTCCAAAGACTCGCTTTACTGCGGGATTTTGTAATTCTTCATAATTAGGAATTAAATACCCTGCTGTTTTTTCTGAAAGCTCTGGGACATTAGTCCATCCCTGTAATGTAGCTCCAACAATAGAGGTAGCAACCCTTGCTGGTAATTTCTTTCCAACATATCTTTGAAGTCCTTTTGAAACAACCCTTTTCACCCCTCCTAACATAGCAAACTCTATCATAAAGGTAGGCATTTCAGCAGCAACAGTTCCTGCACTCTTCATTATACTTCTATCTAATGGTAACCCCTCTGCTTGTTGTTTCATTACTAATGATTTCTCAAGATCAGTTAATTCTTCTCCTCTCTCCATTTTCTTGGCAGCATCTATTGTATTTGCTAATTCAGCAAACCTCACAAGAGATCCATAAAAAGGAATTTTACTTGTCTTATCTCTAACAAGACCTTCTCCTATTCCTGCTAAAAACTCACTTGCTAACTTAGGATCTTTCGTCTTTTTATTTAAATACTCTTTATAAGTATCAATAGAACTTTTAATGTTCTGAATCTCCATCTGTTTTACCAGTCTTTGTTGGCCGGGAGACATCTTTCCAACTACACCCCTCTCTTCAAGTTCTTCATGAATAGTAGCTGGTATTTTCATAAAAGAGGAAACCCAACCCGGTAATTTAAGAGAGGTATCGATTTCACCAAGTTCCTTTTCTTTTTGGGTTAAAATATCTTCTGTTCCTTTTAAAGCAGCTTCTATACCTGGTTTTAATTCTTTATATACTTCAGTAGCTTCAAATTGTTTTTGCACCGTAGGAACTCTTCCTACTGTTAATCTTCTTGAAAGATATCCCGTTCTCATTTCTCTTTCACCTCTAACCTGTTCAGCAGCTATCGCCTCAAGACCAAGTTTTCTTATCTTTTCTTTTTGTTTTAAATCTTCAACTTCTTTAATATATTCCTTCTTCTGCTTTTCGTACTCTACAACAGACTCCTGATACTCTTTTGTCGTTGACAATCCAAAAGCAGAGAAATCAATTCCTGGAGTTTTTTCTTTTCCAGAAGTTTTCTCTTTTATACCCTCTACAGTTGTAGTTGCTTTTTTACCAAAAGCAGAAAAATCAATAGCCATAATTAACCCTTAGCTTTAATATCGCTTTGTATTTTATTGTAAAGACTGTTCCATATCTCTTTATCATTGTATCCCTGTCCTCTATAAGCTTTTGCGGTTTCTCTTAAGGAACTAAGATAATCATTCATCTCTTTATCACTAACAAACCAACCAACAATTCCACCTGCCTTGCCAGCTCCCTTAACAGCATCTTCAAGATTTCCTTCTGTAAAGAATTTCTTTATGTAACTATTGAAATCTATATCAACATCATCTTCTACTTCAAGCTTTAAAAACTTTTCTTCTTTTTCCTCTTCTTCTTTTTTTCTCTCTTTAGCCGGCTTTAATCCAACATTACTTAAAATACTCTTAATATCAGCGTCAGTTAATTTAGGAGCTAATCTCCTTAACCACATATCGGCAGACTCATAGTCAAAACCCTCCTCATCTATATTGTTCTCTACAAAGCCAATAGCAGCATCCCACTGCTCATCTCTATCTAACCCTTCACCTTCGTCCTCCTTACCCTCTTGCCACCTTTCAGGAACTATCCCCGCTTCTGAAACTTGGCCCCACGTTGTGCCAAGAGAAACACCGTATTTAATAGCCTGATCTGGAGTTAATAGTTTTTCTGACCATTCCTCTTCTGTTTTCACACCAGGCAATGTTTTTGTTCTGGAAGTTATTTCATCTAAAGTAATATCATTAGTTCTACTTCCATCATCCTTTAAAGGATTAAGTAAATTATAAATATCAACAGGATCGGTTATGTCAACATCCCATAGAGCAGCAACCCTACTATCTATCTGCACCCCTCTCTCTGTTTCTGCTACCTCCTTGTTATGCTCTAAGGTTGCTTTCTGTAAATCTTCAAGTACCTGCATCTTCTCTGCTCTCTTTGCTTCCAGTTCACCCATCTTTTCTCTAAGCATTGAATAATCCTGTTCTGATTTGGCCATCTTTGCTTCAGTTATCAATCTTGCTTCTTCGGCGTCTAAGTCGGCAAGTCTTGCCTGACCAGCCCTTTCTTCGGCTGAAACTACTCCGGTAGCGATTAGAGGAGAATATCTTGCCGTTCCCATTCTCATTCCATAAGTACGCAAACTCTCAGCGGCACGTTTGTTTATATCTTTTAATTTGCTCCTTCGTCTCTCGTACTGTTCTTGGATATTAGTAATTAAAGTGTTAGTTAAAGTATCGTAGCTTTTTTTCCAAGATTCAAGATCGTCTTCTATATCGTCAATCTCATCATCTATTTTTTCTACATCCTCCCTTATTTTCTTTTCTTCTTCTGGTTCTTCGTCTTCTATTCCAAGAGCATCTTTTTCATCCGCAGATAAAACATCTTCTCTCTTGTCTTTTGTTTCTTTTATCTCATCTTTCTCAAAACCTTCTTCACCTTCTTCTATTTTATTTAATCTATCAATATCTTCATCTACCTTGTCTCTTGCATCTTGACTTGAAACAACTCCAATATCTTCACCACCTCCCGTAATTGAGGGAGCAAATCCTCCTGCTCCGGGAATCTGCCTTACAGCATTTAATGCTAAATCAGAGGGAGCGCCTGCCTTAACAAGCTCTTCATAGCGTTTTTGAGCTTCAACTTCTGGATATTGATCTGTTACTGTTACTGTTGTTTTAACCATAGTTAATTATTTAATAAATTTCCCACCATTCAGCAATAGACACTCCTCCACTTCCTGAAGTAACAACTTGATAATAATAACCATCTGGAACCATCATTATTCCTTGTTTTGTAATTGAAGCTGGATCATAACCTCCCTGCTCATCCCAATAAGTTACACGTAAATCAGCTACTGTAGCATAAGAATCTGTTGCAGAACCTATTTGTCCCAATGCTATGGTATCATCCCCTACGTTCTGCGAAAGAGTTACTGTTACCAATACCATCATCCATTCTCCTTCAGTATTTTGATAATCTGTATTTAATGCCCTACTTCCACTAACCTCTGTAGTTGTTCCAATGTTCCAGAAAGTATCATCTACATATTTCTTACTTGTAACTTCATCGTCAGAAGTGGGGGTTGTAGTTGGAATAGTAGGAATATCACTAAAAGCAGTAGTTGAAGCAACGGTAAGTGTTGAATTAAAGGTAACTGCTCCACCAACGTCTAATGTAGAACTCGCCTGAATTGCTCCCGTAAAAACAAATGCTTCGGTTAAATCCAAGAAATCCTGATCTAACTTACCGCTTGAGTTTGTTATCGGTATTATCTCTGTTGCGCTTGATGTCTGGTGAACTAAATCTGACGGCACTACAAGGTAGGTAGTGGCAGAACTTGTTGCTGTTCCCACTATTAACTCTGAAGTGGTAGCCAATTCTGAAAGTCCTGAAGTATCATAAGATGCCTGATCTGCACCAGAAGTTGCTACTGCATCAACATACGCCTTTGGAGCAAATTGAGCATCATTTGTTGGAGCTTCATAACTGTCAAGTGTCATCAGTTCATTAAAAGTCCAAGTCCCTGTAATTGTTTCGTTATTATCTTTAACTGCCATTCTATTATAAAGCTGAGGTGGATTTGAGATAATCAGTTTGGATCCTCCTGAATGTGCCTGGGCCAGTGAACTGGAAGCAGTATAAGGAGATGTAAATTGAAGTCCCCTTGTTACTCCTGTCAGCGTACACTTATCAGAACTGGCACTCTGGGAAACTCCTGTAAAAGATATGAATTCTTTTTTAGATGTTCCCGGCTCTACCGTTGCATATCCTATGCTTCCAAAATCACTCATTGAAAGTTCTTCTCCTGAAACAGGAATTTGAAAACTTTGAAGTTCAACACTTGTTGCGCTGGCTGATATTCCAGATCCTGATAATCTGTAAGCACCACCTCCCACAAAGTTAGTGGATCCAAGTATTAAATCGTTATCTACCAGCTCACCTTCAAGCTGGTTGACCTTTTTTGAAAGATGCTCTATCTGACGACCATTCTCATTGAACGTATTTTGAATATGTCCGATAAGAGATCCAAGACAAGCACCTATTATTACTGTAAGTATTATTTTTGTTATTATTTTCATTGTTTTATATTTATTGGCTGAGAAGTACTCAGTATTACATTTCCTCCAGTTGCTAAAATTTCCCATTGTGCATCAACCTCGTTGGTATAATAAACCACCTGCACTTCAAAGAAATCCTCTAAAGGAAATTCATTAATTATTCTAAACTTTGGCTGCTGGGAACTTGATTCAAGCTGATCTCCGAGGGGAGCATCTCCCAGTGGATTATCTCCCAATACTCCCGTACTGGAAGTTTCATAAAGAATACTGTCATCGTCCCCTTTGATTACCTTCTCCAAGTTCTGGGTATATCCGTCAAAATCATACTTTAAATTAATAATCAATTCTGTGTTTGCTGAAATATATCCTTCTGTAAGCCATTCGTCAAATCTTTTGTAAACATCTCTTCTTCCATAGGTTCTATAAGCATATCCGGCCTTAGCGCTAATAGATGTCCCGTTATCGTTGTATCCGTCAAATAACTTATATGTTAAATCTGCTCCGCTTGAATGGCCATACAACACTCCATCCCCGTCTATCATAAACTTTCTTACAGGAAGAATTTGCGGTGGCTGCCAGAATCTTGACATTGTTCCATCATCATTCTGTTTAACCTCGCTGATATAAACATAATCATTGTTCGGATCAGCTATATATATTCTATTCTCATGAGGTTTTATATGTCCTCCTGTAAAGTTAGCGTCATCAAAATCTGTCTTAATTGGATCTGACAATACCGGCATATGAGGACTTTCAATATCTTCTACTCTTCCAAGCAATCTCAACTGATTGTTAAAGTCTATAAAAGTAATATAATCTCCAAGCTCTGCTGTTAAGTCCTGTGATCTTGCTCCTGATTCAACTCCTGTTTTTAATTTTTCCACTTCAAGCGTTTCGGTTAAGATTCCGGAAACATCTAATTGCTCAAACTTTGTTCTGTACCAGTCACTTCTGCCGGCAGAAATATACATCTGCTGTTCCTGTCTTGCAAAAGCTCTGGCTATATTATCTAAAGTAAGTAATGCTCCTTCACCCGGGACTCTTGGAGAAGAAAAAGTAAAATCTGTAAAATCAGTATTGCTTGAGATATAAACTTCTCTGTTGATATTAGATCCAACATAAACCTGATTGTTAAGAACTGATATTATATCATTGACTGCTCCGTCTGCAGGTTCATTGTCATTTTCTCTTATTGCCTGAAAAACAAGAGAGTCTGCTGCCTCACTGCTTGGATCGGGAGTTACGCCTGTAAGAGTGTCAGTATCCTCCCCTCCTGTGTAAGTATAAGTAGTGCCGTTAATAATCACCTGTCTTGTTCCTGCTGTTAAGAATCTGTCCTGTGCCCAAGTATTATCTCCGTTTTTAGTAATAGTATTAGCAGTAGCTGATTTTAAAGTTGTCATCGCACCAGTCCAGTCCTGTATCTTATCTTCACCGTTTACAAATAACAGTAAATCTATTCCCATACTTCCTGAACCTTCATCAGTATCCCACCAGGTAGTAAAACAGAAATCAACTGCTGCCCACCCATCTTTCAGTGTCTGCCAGCTATTAAACGTTGTTCCCTCTACTGTTCCCACATAAAATTGTAAATATTCATCATGTCCTCTTAAATTAATCACATCCCCAGAAGATGTTTCCCAGTCATAAGCACTCTCTATTGCATTAGATTCAGAAGAGGTATCTCCTGAAGGATGAACAGTATATCCTTTTCTAATCTCAACTTTCTCTCCATCATTAATAATTACATTCTGACTTGGTTCTGTTAAAAATCTTGGATCAGTATTAGTCTTGTCTGTCTTTGACTTGTATCCAAGAACCCTATCTATTATTTGAAATTTCTTTGCCATAATTAATAAGCATTATATCGCCAATAAATCTCTTTTGGCTTTATTGCCTGACTTGGATTATCTTCTGCATACTTAGCATATAAACCCATTCTTCTAACTGGGTCGGGACTATTAGGATCTCCATATAACTCTTTCTCAGCAAAATTAATATCAAAAGAAGAATCCTCTCCCTGCGCCTGTTGAGCCATTGCCAGTAAGCACTCAAAGGTAAATATGTTATAACTCTCCGTATCAAGATTAATAATGTCAGTATCTGCATTGGTAGTTTCCTTCCAAGTTCCACCAGAACTCTGGAAAAGATATTTAGAATAATACTCCACTTCCCATATCTCTCCCGAAGAAGCGCTAATCTTATCTACTCTGAAATCAGTATCAGCCGTTCCATCGTAAGTAATTGTTACTCTTACATAATCAATTGCTGTTGGATCTACTGTTCCTGTTTCTGTTGCTCCATTCCAGTCAAACGCTATTAAGTTCCAACCATTCTTAAAGCTATCTTGATCGTGAGGAGATGTTTGAGCATCACTCCAATAAACAGTGCTACTGTTTCCCCATCTGAGAATAACATTGGTAATAGCAGAAGCATCAGGTAAATAAACCCAGACAAAAATCTGGGCTATTTCATCTAAATCTTCAAGATCAATATCAGTCATAGTGCTATTTTCTATATATCCTGTTGTTCCGGAGCCATCTAAATCAAAGTTAAGACAAGCACTACCGTCAACATGATGAAGAGTATCTTTTGCTAAGTTTTCGGCGTCTCCTCCTACTACCCACGTTCCATTGTCGCTAATTGAGTTCAGTTGATGAATCGCCGTTGGAGAGGGAGCTATCGCTTTTGATAATCTAAGTCTGCTCTCACCATCTTTGTAAGCAATATAAAAAGTATTATTTCCTTTTCTCAAATCAAACCTCTTTGAATAACGCTGAGATAGACTATCTCCTTCGTCTCTGTTTACTTGAGGTTTTATATCTACTACTTTCTTTCCCTTCAAATCATCAGGGCAAGAGTAATCATAAATGTCCCCGTGAACAGCATTTGTTATCTGTTGAGACCTAATCGTAGTTGGAGGATCTATTCTTGCCAATACTTTCTTGGCTACCCTATTAAACAATGAATTCTTGTTCTGAATCTTATTCAAAGAAGTACTGTGAGCAAGTCCAGTTAAATCATCTTTTAAATTTGAAATTGTATAAGACATTTACTTATAAAGTAATTTTATTGTAGATGTTGCATCGGCAATTCCATAAATTTGTCCGATATACATATTATCAGGGCCTATCTCATAACAGGTATCATAAGTAGTTGAACTGGCAATAGGTATTCCAGTTGCCGTAGAAACACCTGTAGAGGTATTAGTAAAATGTAAGTTTACTACCCCTGAGCCATCATTACAGATCATCACATACTGTCTGCTTGTATTCCTTGTTAGAATTGAGGTTGCCCCTATTCCCACACTTGTACTTGCACTTGTTACTCCCCCTGAAAAAACATTGCTTCCAGAAGCAGTTATTCCTCCCAGACTGTTAGATCTTGGAAGAAAAAAGCCAATACAAAATCCGACAAGAAATACTATAATTATTGGTACTAATAAATTTTTCATATTTTATTGTTTATTTTTATGACCTTTTGGGCTGAATGCCACTCTGGACTCAGCTCAAACAGAGTGACTATAAGAGCCGAGTGATCCAGCCAAACAAGGATTTGGAGTTGATAATCAATTAGTCAGCATCTTGAAGCGAAGTAATTGTAAAGATCACAGTTGTAGCAGTGTTTGCATGAGCAGTAATTAGTGCCCACTCTGTATCTTCTATAATTACATCTCCTCCTGAAGGTTCAAGCAAGGTGTCATAGGTTGTACTACTAACTTCAAATGTAACATGTTCACCTCCGTAATTCTCAAACAATATGCTCCACTTCGTATCACCAGTTGTAGGAATACAGTCAGCGATTAAATCAGCCGCAATTGGTAAGGTAGCAGTTGAATTGGTTCCACTGGTATCCCATCTGATGATAGAAGAATTGCAAAACTGAGCAGCAGTAATTGTTTGAGCGGTAGCGGTTTCAGCTAAAGTAGTAACATCTCCTCCGTAAATAAGAGTATCAAGATTGGTTTCACCAGTTATTGTAACGTCACCACTTGTCGTAATGTCAGCAGAACCAATAATGTTTCCGCTTCCATCAATAACAGTTGTTCCATCAACCTTGTACCCGTCAGCAGAATCCCAATGACCCGCAGTATATCCTCCTAATTGTGTACCACCACTAAACGCTAAAACTATAGCTATTACGCTTATAATGATTGCTATATAAGATTTCATAGTTTTTTAGAGTATTAACCCTTTATAAACGACCTTATGTAGTACCATTACTTGCAACAGCACCTTCCCAACTAACAGGAGCAACAACTTCTCTATAACGAGCCTTGTAAGTCCATCTGTCCTGATCATCGGTGTCAGGTGGAACTAACTTGGTCTCAACGGGTATTCTAACCCATCTGGTTATAGAATGTTGTCTTCCAATTAAGTAATGAGAAGTGTCAGCATTAGCATAAGAGTGATAAGAAGCACCAAGGTAAGGAGATTGAAGAACCTGCATTCCTGGATAGATTAAACTAAAGTAGTTTAAATCATTATCAGTACTACCGGACTTCAATTCTGACTTAGTTATCTCAAGAGCATCTGGGAATAAAGCAGTAGGAACCAACATTCCTTGAGGAACATGTCCGCCTAAATCGCCATCTTGAGCTTTTTGTTCAAGCAATGCTTTAACTAAAGTTTCAAGATTACTGGCAGTCAAAGCTCCTGTTTCAATGTTGTCAATAGTTGATCCATTCAAAGCAGTATGAGAATTACTCCACAGATAAGCAGCGTCAGAAGTTGTAGTAGAGTCAAATCCACCAGCATAAATGTCTAAAGCATTTTTGTCCTGAGTAGTTCTTCCTCTAAAAGCAACCTTATTAACACTATTTCGGACAGAATCGTGCAAGTCATCTTCAAAGAATTCCTGAGGAATCTTCAAAGTTTTCTTGTAATTAGCTACTGAATGAGTAGTTTTGTTGTCTGTCCTTACTGTAGCAATAGTTCTCTCTTCCTCTTCAATGTGTTCTTCCCAAGCTCCTGGAGGTTGATATTCTGAAGTTATAACTGCTCCCCTGTCAGTTGAAGACTGCTTAAAAGCCAAAGGATTTCTTGCAGTTACAATTCCAGGTTCGGAGTCATAATCAAACTCAGAATAAAATACCTCATCTAAAGACGTCTTGACTAATTCTGAATTGTTTCCTGAATTATACATAAATATCTATAGATTATTACCAGCTTGGAGAAGCTTCACAAGCAGATGCGTGAACAATAACATCAACGGTGTAATCATTGATATCACCACCAACTATCTTTAAACCATGTACATCAGGATCTGAACCTTCGCCTGCAAAAATAGTGAAATTGGTATCGTCATAACTGAATGTTACCCAATCCCCTAAAATACCATTAAGGTCAGATTCTGTGTCAACATCGGTAGAAGTTGTAGCTTTACCTCTGATTGTAGTAATGACAGGAATAAGAGTAGTTACTTCTACGTTTCCATTAGCTGAGGAAGTCTCGTCTGATTCTTTGGCAACTACGCCAATGAATTCATCGGTTCCCGCTACTGGATCTCCACTCGCAATCAAGCAAGTAAAGTTATTGCCAGTTCCCCCGACTTTAACGGGTTCGCCTGGTTTCATTGTTGCTGACTGACTGGAAGTATTTCTGTCTTCTGCTAAATACTCTCTCCTTGGTCCCGGATGTTTTACCACTTGTAAATCGTTCTTAGCCATTTTCTATAAGGTTTTGTTAATTATACACTGACTATCCGACCTAATTTTAATGTCCTTTCAGAGGAGGAAGTGTTCCTTTTTGTCCATCTGGTCCAATCCATTGATTACTCTTTTTGTCCCACCGGACATAAGTTTTAATCTTTGGATCCCATTGAACACCTGAACCTATCTTGTTTAAAACCTTTTTATCGGCTTCAGATAATTCAGGTTTCTCTTCCTTTTGAGGAAGTTTCTGTCCAGATCCACTTGACTTCCCTCGTCTTTCACGAGCATCAATAGAACGTCTGATTTCAGAAAATTGTTTATCTATCCTGCCTTCATTGGCAAGAAGCTTACATCTCCTCATGTCTTTCTCCAGATCATCAGACGGAGTAATTGTATTCTTATAATGATATAAGATCAATTCAGCTTCGTCTGAACTGCCAGCAATGACCTGAGCCATTTGCTTGGCATTGTTTTCCTGAAGATTTCTTTGAAGGGAAGCAACGTGTAGTTTAACCTTTTCCTCAATCTTCTCTTCTATTTCTTCGGATTCAAGACTCTCTTCCTCTTCATCTCTTTCCTTTTTTTCTTTGAAAAACTTATCTCTCCACTCTTTCTTCTTTGCTTTTTCCTCTTCTAAAATTCTTTTATAGTCAATGTTCTCTCGAGGATCCTCTTCAGTTTCCTTGGCATCTGCCTCAGATTCTTCAGGTTTTTCCTCTTTGGTTTCTTCCTCTGAAGGTTGAGGGGACTTTTCCTTGTCCTCTTTGTTCTCTTCATTCATAATATATCTCTCACATTATTGGCGTGAGGTAACCTTTTAATTTTTACTCTACCCATAAGGTAGGACGACCTTGTTCTCCTCAATTTGTTATACCGGGATGAGGGCAACCGGTTATCTTAACCTTTTTAAGTTGTTTAATTTACTTTCAATAACATCAATTGTGTAAAGAATAGACTTTCCAACAAACATATCAGACTCACTCATTCCCTTCTCAAACATTCGCTGATTAGCTCTATACTTTACTTCCTTGCTAAGAACCTTCCATAGGGCAGAATTGTGAAACCTTTCAGCTTCATCTCTGATCTGAACAATAATTTCTTCTTTTAATGGTTTTCCCCTATAAATCACATTACCATTCGGAAGCACCTTCAGAATATCGTCATCGGTAATACCGTTAAATAGATGCTTTACAAGGAAGTTTATTAAAAGTTTGCGAAGATAGAACTTCATTTTTTCTTTTTCTTAGGTTTTTTCTTTTTAATTGTTCTCTTGACCCTTTTCTTAGGTACTTCCTTAACAACAGAAATCTCCTGATATTCATACTTTCCTCCCAGTTTTTTGTACTCGGCCAAGACATTCTCTTCCGTTGGCTCTTTACCTTCAAGTCTAATCCTTTTCTCCGCTCTTCTCTTTTTTCCCCTGTTATAGAAGAATAACCTTTTTTCTTTTTTAATCATTTTATACATTTTGATTTAATAAATTTTTAGCCGACCTTGTTTCTCCTTTAGCTGTCTGGTCTATTAGAGAAGAACTGCCTCCTTCAGCTTCTCCTGCAATAGGAGAACTCTTTTTAGCCATATATTTGTCAGACTCTCCCTTCGCTACTGTCTCTACAAGGAAGTCTCTTGTTACCGCCTCCTGATCTACGTAAGGGTTCTGGATCATTCTGTCATACGCTTCAAGCTTTATTGCCTTCTCAAATGCTTCTGTTTTAGGCATAAGCTTATCTGGCTCAATAAATATCTTAAAGTTCAATCTGCTAAATTTCTCTGGATTAACCTTGTAAATACGGGACTTTGAATCCAGTCCTCCTTCCTGTTCCATTATCTTGAAACTCTCTTTTATTCTATCCTCCTCTGTCATTTTCTTTCCAATAAGATTTTCATCAAAGTTTATTTTACGGGTAATCTTTTTCCCATCTTGAACTTGATCTTCTAAAAGGAATGTTCTGAATTTCATTCTCACATCACCGGCCAATACTCCTTCAACTTCTGCTACTGTCTGATTGTGAATAATCAAGTCAACCATCAATTCTCCAAAGTCCTTTACTGCCTTTCCAAGCATTTTGCCAAACAATCCAAGCTGAATTCTGGCATTTTCCTCTAATCTTGCTATCTCCCAAGCAGTTTGATTGCCCTTTGACTGTATTCCCTGTCTAATATCTGACTGGGAACTCTCTTCCATTGAACCCTTAACAAGCTCTAATGCCTGAAGTCCAGCGTTTAAATTACCACCAGTTGTCAATGGAGCAGCCTGAGAATCTCTTCCAAAGTTAGTCACAGAACCAGGAAACATTACATTGCTTGATATTGTTTCTTCCCCATAAACTCCTATTGGAGGCATTACCTGTAAAAATGTCCCATCCATTACCATCTGCCACATCCTGTCAGTTAACTCTTGATCATCAGCAAGTTTCATTGCTGAAGATCTACCAAAGAAAAAGCTCTCATCAATTGATTCAAATATAAGCTTGACAAACGGATACTTGGGCTTGTTCTTGTTTGTTCTATGTTTCATTCTATTCTCTTCAGGGTTTGTATCTCCCAGATATATTCCGTCAACATAAATAACTTCAATATCTTCTCTGCGATTATAGTAAATCACCTCTTCTACCAGTGTATCAACTTCATCATTCTTCTGCTGATAGAACATTCCATCCTGATCATTGTAAAGTGTTTTAACTCCAGGACTGATATATTCAAAATTAGGATGATCCCCATATAACCCCTGAGCTTCGTCAAAACCTATAAACCTCTTCCTGATAATAAAGCGCTGTCTCTGCAACTCTGGCTCATAAGGGTTGGATATCATTATTCCGTCTGCTGGAAGAACAAAGACATTAAATCCTGACATTACATCATCCACCGCTTCTTCTGTTGTTATCTCACCATTCTCCAGCTTATCCTTTACTTTCTGCATTACATCGGCAAACTCTGCTTTCATGTAAGAAATAGGATTTACCAGAGCAGATATAACAAAATGAAGAAAAGCCAACTCATAATTTGAGTTTCTGATATTCCACTCAATCATATATCTCATTACTTCTGCTGCCTCTCTATCATCTTCATCTTGATCATTCTGGGCAAATACATTTGGAAATAAAATAGTAGCAGTTAAATGAGCTGCTATTGATATAATCTTGTTTCTGGTAACAGGTCTTACCCCGTTCCATCTCCATCCTTCATCTGGATCGTCTGATTTTGGCTTAACATAAGAATTCCACGCTTTTTGATCAGCGTCCATTCTTTGAATCAGGGACATATCATTAAACTCCCTGAAAACCCTGTGATTAATCAGGTGTCCTGTCTGATAGTCCTGTTTAACTTGTTGTGTTAATGTTTTTACTGCTTCAGACGGTTGGAATAAAGATGGCTCATCTATTACATTCCCGTCTTTATCAGTGTTAAAATCTCCAATCATAATATTTAAAAAATAAAGAGAGGTGCAAATGTATGCTGACATAAATCAACATAATATTTACACCCCTCTTCTTACGATAGGGCCTTTATTACATTATATTTATTCTATATTTTTTGTCAAGTCTTTTTTCCCTTCCTCACGGGGAAAAACATTTAATTGAACCTTCCCTATATCTTTGTTCTCTTTCAAATGCAAGGTAACTCCCATCACTTCCTTATCATAATATACCTTCTCCCAGATAGGATAATACCTGTAAAACCAGTTAAAAACTATACTCTGCTTCTCTGTTAAAGAGATCTTTTGTTTATTCTCCTCCATAATAAAGATAAATTAGCTATTATATTCCAGAAAAAGAACCTGACACGTCCTCTTACCCACCATTGAGCATCTTTTTTATCATAACATCTTACAGAAGGAATGGGTATTACCTTGAAACCAAGCATCTTTGCTGTTCTTATTGTCCTTGGAAGATGATCTGGATGGGCTATTAATATGATCGTTGGCGTTTCACATAGGTATTCTTTTGCCTGAGACAATACCTCATAGGTATCTAAATACTTTCCCGGACAGCGATGTTTTGAAATAACCTTAGAATTTTTAAAGGAATCAGCGACCTCCTCTTGTAGTATCAATTGATATCCCTCATTTTTAAATAAGCGTAAAAAATAATATACACTTGCAGATATACACTCATTAGCTTTCCCTTTGCCAAATGATAAAGCTACAATTGGATGTTTCATCTTGTTCTTCCAATCCCCGTTATATTGGGCCGGAATGTTTTAGGTTTGTTTGTAAAAGACATTGGCTTACTAAATGTTAATGCCAAAGCGTCAGCGTGATCAGGAGAAGGAATACCCTCTCTTATTAAATCCTCCTTTGATATTATCTTCACCTTTTTGTCTGACTGTATCTTGTATTTTATATTTAAAAGCTCCTCCCAGCCTTTGTGTCTTACCAACTTACCATTTCTAATCCACTCTTTTAGGCCCCAGAAACTCTCTGCTTTTGAATTGATAAAATCCTCTTTATAAGGCTTACTCCCCCAGACAACTCTGTTTACTTTCTTGAAATCAATGGCAAAATGCTCGTTTAATCTATCAGAAACACCTTTTCCCACTCCAATAGCATCAACAAATATCTCTTCTGCTTTTACACCATACATATCTTTAAACTTTAATGTCTCTCCTACAAGACTCATTGTGTCAGAACTACGCTCACTATACGGTATTCTTGCTCCATTTGTTCCCCTTAAACAGATTACTGATTTACCCGAACCTCCTCCTCCAACATCAACTCCCATCCTTAATCTTCCGAATATCTTAATATCCTCTACATAAGCTCTATCAAGATCTGCTTCTGTCACCAGGGACATATATCCTTTTGTATCTATCGCCTCCTCTTCCGGGAACTTACACTCATACATAATATCAAAGAACTTTTCTCTTCTCATCTCATCAATAAACTCCTCTGTTATTCTTCCCTCTTTAATCCCCTGCTTATAATCCACTAAAATATGATGATAGTTTGGATCTCTCCATGTTCTCAGGAAATGATTTCTTCTAAACGGGTTTCCTATTTCAAACAGAAAATTGTCTTTATGACCTCCCAGCATACGCTTTACTCCTGCATACTGCTGATCTGAAATAAGGGAACTCTCATCTAACACTATATTCTTTGCTCCAAATCCCATAATAGCATCTAATACATCTTTTGTTCTCTTGCCTTCAGTAGATAAAGTATAAACTCCTCCTATTTCTCCCCTGCCCAAGTTAAAGGTAACATAATCCTTTCTTCTCTCTCTTCTTATTCTTTCTATATCTTCTCCTTCTTTTATTTTAAACTGCTGTCTAAATACAGGATTATCAAAGATATGATCAATGATATATCCCATTATAATTCCTGCTTTCTTTGTTGAAGGCGCTACTATTGCCCACTTCTCTGGAAAGACAGTTACTCTGCTTAAGGCAGATATTGCTGAAACATCAGACTTGCCGAACTGGGTATAAGTAATACATTGAACTCTTGGATATCTTCTTGTAAATATAATTCTAAATATATCCTCCTGACTTGGAGTTAATTCAAATGGTTCTCCTTCACTATTCCTGAAATTATGACTAACAATTTGTGAGTATTTACTCTTCATCGGCTATTTTCCTCATACCATCTACAAATTTAACTATCGAAACCTCTCTTACCTCGCTCTTAGCATCTATTCTTTGAACTGGTTTACCATATACTCTGTCCATTAAATCTTTGAAGTAATTAAAGTTTCCTTTCTTTGCCTGATCATAAGCAGTTTTAAATATCTCTAACATCGCTTCATCAACTGACTTTTCCTCGCTTTTTGCTATTACTTCTACTGCCTGCTTAAATTTAGTACTAAAATTCTTACTTCCTTTTGGCCTTCCCATTGGATTGCCTGACTCTCCAGGTTTCCAAGGCGTTAAATTGTCCTCCTTCACCGCTTTCACTGCTTTCTTCTCTGTTTTTACCTCTTGACTTTCTTCTTCTTTTGTTTTGTTATTATCCATTATAACCTGATTAATACTATTAAAACACTGATAATAAATAATGGTATTGCTAATAACCAGTATCCTGCTACTCCAGCTAACATCCATCCAAACCAAGTTGCTATACCTGTTATTTCAATTAACTTTTTTCGTTCTATAAACACACTTTTCATAAATAAACCCCATTAAAATAATAAACATTACTGGGATAAAACAGATTAACCCTATTATTAACCAGAATATATCTTTAATAGTTTTCATTTTTTTCTTTTTCTCCATTGGCTATGGCAAACAGCAACTCTTTGATCTCTGCTTGGGAACTCTTTCTGTATGTTTTTGTTTGACATACAACGGGAAATAAATTTATTTTTATCCTCTTTTTTTGATGGACTTGGTAATGGCATTGTTTTGTTCTCTTGTTATTGCTTTAGCTTGTATTTTCATAGCATCTTCAAAAGAAACATTTCTCCTTCTCATTATTGTCTTGATTGCCTTTCTTCTGGAAGGCGTCATTATCGGGTTCATCATTAATTCTGACTCTTTCCAGTTCTTTTTCATCTTCCCTGTACTATCTTTTCCATTGACTCTTTGAAGTTATCCTCCAAATCCCTGCACTCATTAACAATTGCTGATTCAGTAGTGATAAATACTGATGCCATAGAACAAGCATTTTCAAAAGCAACCTTTACCACTTTAACTGGATCTAAAATATCCTTACCAATCTTTAATTTTCCTCCAGCATTCTCCTGTATCTGATTATATGGAGACTTTAGTGCTTCTGTTAATACATTTTTAGGTAGTTTTTCTGCAACCTTTTTAAGAGCAAGACCACCACCAGGAACTACCCCATCCTCAACAGCGGCCTTGGTAGCATATACTCCATCCTCAACCTTTAAGCGGATATAGTTTCTCTCTACGTCTGTCTTGGCCCCAACTCTAATCATTCCTACACCGCTTGACATAGAGGCAATGCGTTGTTTAATTTTATTTTGAAATGGCTTTGTTTTTTCTTCTTCTAAGTTTCCCTTAAGCTTCTCAATATGAGCTTTAACTTCTGACGGTTTTCCTTTTCCTCCAATAATTACTGTATCATCTTCACTAACCCTTACTTTCTGTGCCTTTCCCAGATCCTGAATTGAAACATTATCTCCTAATTCTCCAGCGCTTCCCTGTCTCTTATCAAAAAACTTAGCTCCGGTATAAATAGCTAAGTCTTCAAATTGTTCATCGGTTAATGACGCTGATTTTATAGCTAATGTATAAAACTTCCCATTTGAAATATTAAAATAAATTAATGGCTTTACAGGTTTATCAAACTTAGGAGCAAAAACAACTAACTGCTGAATACCCTCTTTGAGTAATTTACTCATAATAGGAATCAAATCCTTTTGTTTTTCTATCTCATTATTGGTAACAAGAATTCTTATATCTTCAAGAATAGCTTCTTTTCTGTCATTAGTAGCAAGAATAGAGTCAAGATAACTGACAGGAAGCTTCATTCCCTGTATTGTTTCTGGAATTACTATGTCTTTAAACCCTGATTCTACCGTAATATAGCCATCTACTCCTATCTTATCTATCATTTCTGCTATTACCCTTCCCATATTAGGATCTTCTACGGCAGCAGTGGCAACCTGAATTAATTCTTTTAAGTCTTTAACTGGCTTTTTCATTTTATCAAGCTCTTCCAGAACCTTGATCCTGCCTTCGTCTATTTTTCTTTTAATATCCATTACATTGGCTTTGACACTAATATCCAGTTCCTGATCTCCAACATCTTTTAGTGCCTCGTTGATAATATTCATGCCTAAAATCATAGAAGTAGTAGTTCCGTCACCTACCTTATCATTTGTTTTTAAAGCAGCATTCACAAGTATCTGACCTCCCAGATCTTCAAACTCATCCTTTAAAACCATTCTCTTGGCAATGGATATACCGTCATTGGTAATTGTTGGCTTCTTAGGAGCCTTCTCTTCAATTACTACGTTTCTCCCGGCCGGGCCAAGAGTATCCCGGACAACATCATATACTTTATTCATTCCTGCCTTCAATTTCTTACGAGCAGAAGGCCCACGCTCTATTAGTTTAAATCTTTTCATAGATTGATTTTCCTTTAAAATTATAATTTATTCTTCTAATACAATGGCAATAATCACCATCGTCTAATTTAACCTTTTGTAAATTAAGTTCCTTTAAGAACATTATTAATTCTTTGAACAGGTCTTTTCTTAATATCATTCCCCATTTAACTGCTAATCTTAGCTTCTTCCACTTCCTGTTAATAAAACTATCATAAATTTTTGTTCTCTTTATTCCAATATCTATTATTCTAAGTAATTCTTTCCTTGGGTTTTTGTTTAACTCTTCCTGATTAAGCTCTCCAAGTAAGTCCTGTCCTATATATCTATACATATGATCAAACTCCCACATATGACAAAAGTATTTAAGAAGCTCCCACAATCTCTCATCATCTCCCATTTCTGTTATTATCTCTCCTCCTGCTCTATATATCTCTTTGCCACTCTTACAGTAATAATCTTTCTTTAAAAATGTCCTACCAAAAACTGGCTGGGCAATTCTGTTAAAAGAACCAATTAAATCTAACAATGTTTTCTTTCTGACAAATAAGAGAAAAGGAAGAAAGTATTTGGCAAACTGAAAAAACTCTACTATTACTCTCTTTATAACATTTATTTTCAATACCATAAAGCCTATTTCTAAGCCTTTCTGGGGATAATCATAATCCTTCCAGTAAACTAAAATCCCATCTTCTGTTAATTCTATTCCATTATCTCCTTTTGATCCATCTATCAATCTAACCCTCATCTTCTTTTCTTTTCTTGGAACAACATCAAAGATATCACTTGGGATCTTTAACGTCTCGTATTTCATCTTTTTTAAGTTTTGATTTGTACTTGTCATTAATAATTTTAGTAGTAGGAGTATCGGTTATTTTACACTTTATTCCCCATAAAGAAGACTCATCTGTTAAGAAAAGTTTTTTAAGTTCTGCTCTTGTTCCCTCAACAAGATGGCCATTCATTTCATTTTTTTCTGTATTAATACCAATATCAGATTTAATAGCCTTCTCTAAATCATTCCTATTTAAGTATTCTTTTGCTTTAAAGGTTTTCATATTGTTTACAATTAGTTTACTATTATATTTATTTAGTTGACAATTTTTTTATTTGTTCCTCTCGCCAACCCAAGGTGTCATAACTACCTTTGGGGGGATTGTTAGCTTTCTTTGTTAATCTATTATACCATTTCATTCCACGCTTTTTAATTATTCCCTGATGAATACGAGGGTCTCCCTTGTGATGATGA